GAAGAAAACAGAAAATAAAAATTTTATAATGATCGTCTCAGTTATGATAGTAAGAATTTAGAAAGACGAGAACAGATAGTGCAGAAGAAAGAAATACTTGCTAAGCAACAACAGCAAACAAGACTAGAACAAATGGGTAAGAAACAACCAGACTGTGAAGAGATGATGAAAAACCAAAACTTTGTAGATTGGATTAAATCATCTGCTGTTCGTACTGAGTTATTTCAAAGGGCTGATAAATACGATTTTAATGCTGCTGATGAACTTCTTTCTAATTGGAAAGAAATCAAAGGAGTTGTCGAAAAGACTGAAAGTCTTAACGAAAAAGATCGTAAGCTACAGGTTAAAGCAGCATCTACAGGTGGCAAAGGTTCGGGTGAACCAATGTCCAGAAAAATCTATAGGCGTTCTGAGATAGTTAATTTAATGATTAACGACCCCCAGAAGTACCAGGCTAATGTTGATTTATTTGACAAGGCTTATGCTGAAGGGAGGGTAAAATAAACTTAAACTAAAAGGAATAGTAAAATGGGATTAGGTACTAATCAAGTAACCACTAGTACAGCGGCTACTTTTATACCAGAGATTTGGTCTGATGAGATCATTGCTGGTTACAAGAAAAATTTGGTTCTTGCGAACTTAATTAACAAAATGAATCATGGTGGAAAGAAGGGAGATACAATTCATATCCCTAAACCTACTCGTGGTGCAGCTACTGCTAAAGCAGCTAACACAGAGGTAACTCTGATTGCAGCTACTGAAGGCGAAGTACAAGTAGCTATTAACAAGCATTTTGAATACTCACGCTTAATTGAAGATATTGTTGATGTTCAAGCACAGCCTTCACTTCGTAAGTTTTATACTGAAGATGCTGGTTACGCTTTGGCAACACAATTAGATGCTGATATAGGTTTGTTGTCTAAAACTTTTGGAGATGATAATGGGTCAGGTTCTGACTTTGTTCACTCTAACAGTTTTTACATTGATGCTGCTAATGGCTTGGCTGCTTATGCAGTTGATACTGTAGCTGCAACTGACTTGTTTACTGACTTAGCTCTTAGAGAAGCGGTACAACAACTTGATGATAATGATGTTCCTATGGATGGAAGATTCTTAGTTATCCCACCAAGTGTTCGTACTACTATCATGGGCATTGATCGTTACCAATCTTCTGACTTCGTAGATAGCAGAGGTGTTGTTAATGGTCAGATCGGTAGCCTTTATGGTGTTGACATCTATGTGTCTAATAACTTACCTGTAGTTGAAGCTGCAAGTGCTAACTCAGCATCTGCTGTTGATACACTAGGTATGATTATGGCTCAGAAAGATGCAATGGTATTAGTAGAGCAGATCGGTGTTCGTACTCAGACTCAATATAAGCAAGAGTTCTTAGGCGATCTAATGACTGCTGACACTCTATATGGTGTTAAAACAGTTAGACCTGAAAGTGGTCTAGTTATCTCTGTACCTAAAAACTAGGAACTAAGATAAACGGGTAGCCCCTTCGGGGGCTGCTTTTTATTTAATATTATATAGTGAGTAAAAGATGGCAATATTTCGTGGTGAAGGTGGAGCAGGTGATTCTAATAATGATGTAACAGTTTCTACTGTCACACAGAAAGCTAGTGACGCGGCTGGTTCAGCTACAGCCGCAGCATCTAGTGCATCTACCGCTAGTACAAAAGCAAGTGAAGCAAGTACATCTGCTTCTACAGCATCTACAAAAGCAAGCGAGGCTTCTACTTCAGCATCTAATGCAAGTACATCTGCATCAACTGCAAGTACACAAGCAACTAACGCTTCAAACTCTGCAACAGCAGCAGCAAGTTCTGCATCTACAGCAGCAGGACACGCATCAGACTCAGCTTTAAAAGCAAACAACTTATCAGATTTAGCAAGTGCTAGTACAGCTAGGAGTAATCTTGGCTTAACTATTGGCACTAATGTTCAAGCATATGATGCAGACTTATCTGCCATAGCAGCTTTAGACAAAACAGATAGTAACTTTATAGTAGGCAATGGCTCTACATGGGTACTAGAAAATGCTAGTACAGCAAGAACTTCACTAGGATTGGGTACAGCAGCAGTTACAGCAACTGGTGCATATGCAACAGCAGCACAGGGTACAAAAGCAGATAACGCTGCTGCCAAAGCAAGCAACTTGTCAGACTTGGCTAGTGCTTCAACTGCAAGAGATAACTTAGGTGTAGAAATAGGTGCTGATGTTCAGGCTTTTGACGCTGACTTATCCGCTATTGCTGCACTAGATAAAACAGACAGTAATTTTATTGTAGGTAATGGTTCTACTTGGGTGGCAGAAACTGGTGCTACAGTTAGAACTTCTTTAGGATTAGGAACAGCAGCTACCACAGCATCTTCAGCTTACGCCACAGCAGCACAAGGAACTACAGCAGACAATGCTCTAGCAGCATCAGCAGTATCTACCTTTGGTGGTACACTAATAGATGATGCAGATGCAAGTACAGCAAGAACTACATTAGGTTTAGGTGATGTTGCTACTACAGCAGCCAGTGCCTATGCTACTGCTGCTCAAGGAACTAAAGCAGATAATGCAGCAGCTAAAGCTAGTAACCTATCTGACTTAGCAAATGTAAGTACAGCAAGAGATAATCTTGGAGTACAGATTAATGATGATGTAATAGGTTATGTAACACCTAGCACTTCTGGTAATGTTTTAACTTCTAATGGTTCTGCTTGGACAAGTGCAGCCATTTCTAGTATATCTGGAAACTTAGGTATAGGTGCAACTCCTAACGAATATGGTGGATTCACCGCATTAACAATCGGTCATGCAACAAATGGTGGTTTGATTGATTTAGAAATAAACGGAACAGTAAAAGGAGAAATGTTTGTTACTAGCTCCGCGCTTGGCTTTCAAACAATTCAATCTGATGATGATATTATTTTCAAAGGCAACGATGGCGGTAACACTATTACTGCCCTAACGCTTGATATGTCTGATGCAGGTACTGCAATATTTAATAATGATTTATATTTAGGCACAACTACTGTTCAAGGTGTTGGTGGTTGTACTTTTGACCATGGTCCAAGAGGTTACAATCAAACTTTTAATCAATCTTCTCACGCAGACAACAATGAATTTATAACTTTTAGAAATGCAAATACACAGATTGGCTCTATTACATCACCTAACTCAAGCTCAACATCTTATAATACAAGCTCTGATTACAGATTAAAACAAAATGTAGATTATGATTGGAATGCAACAACTGAATGTAAGAAATTAAAACCTTGTCAATTTAAATGGATTAATGATGTTGAAATAGAAGATGGTGGTGGTGCTACAGCACGAACTATTACAGGATTTCTTGCACATGAATTACAAACAGTAGTTCCTGAAGCAGTTTCTGGTGTAAAAGATGAAACTGAAACATATATAAATGATGATGGTGATAGTGCCACCAGAATAAAACCACAAGGAATAGACCAAAGTAAAATTATAGCTATACTAACTAAAACTATACAAGAGCTTGAAGCTCGCATAACAGCACTAGAAGGTTAATTATTTATGTCTAACATGACAGATTACGAAGCAGGACAGTTAGTAGCAGTAGTTACTCAGCTTAATAATGAAATAAGTGAAATGAATAAAACTTGTAGTCAGCTATCTAACCGAGTAAACGAATTAGAAAAACAAATGGCTAAAGGTAAAGGAATGTTTGCTGGAGCTATATTTATAGCAATGGGATTAGGTGGTATTGGTAGCACTTTATTCTCTAAATGGTTTAATTAAGGTACACAGAATATGACTTACTTAGATATAGTTAATAACATTTTAAAACGATTAAGAGAGCGTACTGTATCAACAGTCAATGAATCTTCTTACTCTAGTTTAATAGCTGTACTTGTTAATGATGCAAAAGAAACTGTAGAAAATGCTTTTCAATGGAGTGGTTTAAGAACTACTCTTACTGCTACTACAACCAATGGTACATTTAACTATGAACTAAATGGTTCTTTAAATGCTGTTACTGTACTAGATGTTATTAATGTTACAGATAATTTTTTCTTAAAACCTAAAGGCTCTCACGAGTTTAACAAATTGTTTTTAAGTAACAATGTTGCTACAGGCTCACCCTACTACTATTCGTTTAATGGTATTAGTACAGATGGAGATACTAAGGTAGACCTCTACCCTATACCAGATACTGAATATACAATTAGGTTTAACTGTGTACTAAGAACAGCAGACTTAGTAAATGATGCTGACACAATAACAATTCCTACTAAACCGATAGAACTGTTAGCTCATGCACTTGCAGTAGAAGAGCGTGGTGAAGATGGTGGTATGACCTCAGTGAGTGCTTATGCTAGAGCCACTACAGCCTTACAAGATGCAGTAGCTTTAGATAGTAACAAACACTCAGAGGAGTTAGTGTGGTATGAAAGCTAGAACAATTTTAGTACCTGCTGTAACTACTAGCTCTGCTACTTATTATACAGTACCAGCAAATACAAGAGCAAAGTTAGTAATGTTTCATGCGGCTAACACAGCAAGTTCTGGTGCAACAGTAGCTAACGCAAGTGTTAAAGTTGGAAGTACAGTAACACCTATATTTAAAACATTGTCTATAGCTTTTAGTAGTGTATTTAATGCAGGATTTACTGACACATCTTATATAATGCTAGAAGCAGGTACATTGATTGTTGCACATTCAGATAATGTAAACACTTCATTAATCTTTACAGTTGAAGAAGTACCATTTATTGTGAGTACAAACTAATATGGCAAAAGAATTAGTAACAGCACAGTTAGTAGCACCAGCTTTTTTAGGTTTAAACACCCAAGACTCTAGTGTATCTAACGACCCTACCTTTGCACTAGAAGCTAACAACTGTGTCATTGATGAGTTTGGTAGACTAGGTGCAAGACAAGGTTGGTTTTATCGTACAACAGGTAGTGATGGTATTAACTTATTAGGTATGCACCCTTTTTTAGATGTAACTGGAGCTAACACTTTAATATCTTGGAACGCTAGTACATTTAAAAAAGGTTTTACATCTCTTAGTACAATAACATTAACTAGCACTGATACTATTAATGCTGGTAACTGGGCTTCAGCTACACTAAATGACAGAGCTTATTTTTTCCAAGCTGGTTTTAAACCAATCTATTATACTAATGAATCTACAAGTGACGAGTTTAAAACTATAGAAAGTCACGCTGATAAAACAGGAACAGCACCACTAGCTAACATAGTAATGAGTGCTTTTGGTAGATTGTTTGCAGCAGATACTAGCACTAACAAAACTACTGTATTCTTTTCTGATTTGTTAGATGGTGTTGCATGGGGTAGTGGTAGTGCTGGTAGCATTAACATATCAGGTGTACTACCAAAAGGTTCAGATGTTATTACAGGGCTTGGTAGTCACAATGGTCAACTAATTATATTTTGTAAAAATCATATTATAATTTACAAAGACAATGATAGTTTTCAAGGTAGCTTTGATGTCAACACTTTAAGTCTAGTAGAAGTATTAGAAGGTGTAGGTTGTATAGCAAGAGATTCAATACAGAACACAGGTGAAGATATTTTATTTTTATCTGCTACAGGATTAAGAAGTTTAGGTAGAACAATACAAGAAAAGTCAGCCAAGTTAAATGACATATCTAAAAACATTAGGGATTCTTTTGTAGATTTAGTAGGTAAAGAAACAAATCTTGGTTTGGTTAAATCAGTTTATTTTCCTGAACAAGCATTTTATTTAATCTTTTTACCTACTGCTGGTACTGCTTATGTATTTGATACTCGTAGACCACTAGAAGATGGTAGTTATAGAGTAACAACTTGGAACGATTTAAACCACACAGATTTTGTTTACGATAAAACAAGTAAGGCTTTATACATAACACAAGCTAATGGTATAGCAGAGTATGGTAACTTTACTGATAATGGTTCTTCTTACACTATGAGTTATTTTACTAACCACTTTGATTTAGGCTATCCAAATATTAATAAGCTATTAAAGAAAACTGCTGTAACTGTTATTGGCTCTAGCGCACAATCATTTAATATTAAAGCTGGGTTTGATTATCTTACATCATATTTTTCTTTTCCATTTACAATAAAAGACACACCAGTGTCAGAGTACGGAATAGCCGATTATGGGGCAAACGCAACTGTAGTAGCAGAGTACCAAGCAGGGGTGTCTTTAGATAGGCTAAATTCGTCTGTATCGGGGTCAGGGAGTATCTTTCAAATAGGTGTGGAAGCAACTATTGATGGTGGTTCTTTGAGCATACAAAAATTAGATGTTTACGGAAAACTAGGTAGGACAATATAAATGAGTAATTATTCAAAGACAACAGACTTCGCAGCTAAAGATTCGTTAAGTACAGGCAATGCTAATAAGATTGTAAAAGGTACTGAGATTAATGATGAGTTTGCAGCAATACAAACAGCAGTTAATACTAAGGCTGATATAAATAGTGCAACCTTAACTGGTACACCAGCGGCTCCAACAGCTTCAGCTTCTACAAATAACACACAAATATCTACAACAGCTTATGTAACAGCAGCAGTTGCAGCAGCCAAAGCAGCTTTGTTTCCTGTAGGAACTATTTATACACAGGCAGCAGTATCTACTAATCCTGGCACTCTATTAGGTTTTGGCACATGGGAAGCGTTTGGTGCTGGTAAAGTTATGGTTGGTATTGATAGTGGTAATGCAGTGTTTGATACTTTAAATGAAACTGGTGGTGTTGCAGATTCTATTATACCAGCCCACACCCACACAGCATCTTCTGCTGTTACTGATAATGGTCATTTTCATAGTATGTCACATAAAATTGGATTAGATGGGTCTTTTCCACAAGGGTCTGGTTCTAGTACAGCTTCTGACTACAACACTAATTCAGCAACAACAGGTATTACTGTAGCAACAACAGTAAGCTCTGCTGGTGAAAGTGCTACTAATAAAAACTTACAACCTTACATTGTAGTTTATATGTGGAAGCGTACTGCTTAAAAACATGGATAAAGTTCCTGTAGTAGAGGATAAGGCTTTTACTTTGTACTTAGAAGAATACAACAATTTGTTATTTATTCACTGTGATGTTTATAAGTGGTTAAAGAGTACAAGAAAGAAAATGGAAATACATTTAGATTTTTTATTAAAAAAATACAACAGACCTATTTTTGCAGCACAGATAGATAATGATAACAAACACAGGAAGTTTTTAGATATGTACGGATTCAAATATGTTGGAGTTATAAAAGACTTTGAAGGTAATGACAGAACAATCTTTGTTAAAGGAGTAAATAATAAAGATCGGAAGAGCACACGTCTGAACTCCAGTCACAGTCAACAATA